TACCTCTAGTCTTAAGCAAGAACATCGTAGCTAAGGTATCACCCCTAGCAATCCTCTCCATCAGCTTTTGTTCGCCAAAGTCAAGCATTATCTCCTCAGGCTCGATTTCAGCCAATCTCTTAGCAAAGTCAGGGTCATCCTTCAACCAAGTCTTATACTGCGTCCTACCTACTCCAGATGCCTCACATGATATGGTAATATTCCCAAAGTTCTCCTTATAGGCTATGATAAAAGCCTCTTTAGCTATTTCCTTGAATTGTGCGTTCATATTATCGGTTTTTGGTTGGCGTTCTAATAGATACTATACTCACTACCTTCTCTACCTTGATGTTGTTGAAGCCAAGCCAGTTGCCACACTTCCTACACTCATACTGCACCTCCCTAATCTGACTGCTCCAAACATACTCCTCTTGGACAACACCACATTTGCACTTATAGTTTCTCTTTGCACAAGTATCTTTCATAGTTATTTCTTTGGTTTTGGTTTGCATCTATACATAGACAAGGTTCTTGGGTTCTTCCTATTCTGCTTCTGAGCTAACTCTGCTCTTAAGTACTGCTTAGGCTTCTCAGGCACTTCCTCAACAACCTTTAATGTTCCTTTTATTGGAAATGGAATGTTATGACTACTCATTGCACCAGTATCAACTCCATTCTTATATCTCAAGTCTAATTTACGTTCAGTCATCTTAAATGTTTAAAAATGTTAAAATCATTGTTTTATATCAGAATATTGGGGGGCACAAGGCAGGTAGATTTTCTTCTACGCTAAAAAATAGGGTAGGGGGTCTAGTTGGTAGGGTAGGGGAGGAGTTCAATCTACCATTTAACATAATATATATTATCGGCTGTCTGTCTCCCCTATTGGATCGGTTCATTGGTGGTGGTTTATACCGCTAAGTTAGTAAGTATTATTTAATGATTGGTTAGGCTTAGAAATGGCAAAAGTAAAAATGCCTAGCGTTATTATATTAATACATACTTACTACTATTATAGTATAGATATTATATTACTACTTAAACATACTACTATAATATACTATTATTTATTTAATATTAAATTAGTTATTTAACATTCATTACTAATATACTTAGTAATTTAATATATCCTTTAACAATACTTTAACAAATAATTTATATTTATTTACATTTGTTTATAATTGTTTGCATATCTTTAGGATCTATTAATAACAAACAAAAACAATTTTATGACACATTTAGACAACTTTCTATTGCTTTACTCTTTAGTTCTATTCGTTATTATCTTATCGAATGCAGCTAAAGTATTCACAGATTATTTACTAACTAAAATTAACTAACATGACACACGTAACACTATTTGAGCTTATTAGCTTATTCATTGGTACTATCTTAGTTTATACCCTTATCAAAACAATATTTCAAGACTTAACAAAATACAAATAACATGGCAAAATATTTAAACGCAACCGAAAAAGCTTCTTTCTACCTTATTGAATTAGCTAGTGAATTAGCTGAAAAGTTCATACAAATGAAGTATGAATACACAAACGTTAATATATATGAATCAAATGAATTTGAGGAATTCAGCTACACTGAGGAGATACAAGACGAATTTAATAATATATATGACGAATTAGAAACCTATCTACAAAATAATAAACTAAAATAAACTACTATGACAACTACACTACAAAACAAACCAACTGTAAACAGTTACAAAGCTGTTAAGAATTTACTTAGTAAAGGTGCAACCAATATCAAAACAGCAAAAAATGATTTAGAAACCTTTATTTTGTACATGGCACCGGCTAACACGGTTGAAGGGTTGAACCTTTGCCCATTTGCTTCAACAGGTTGCAAGGCTGCCTGTCTATATTCAGCCGGACGTGGAAGGTTTTCAAATGTTCAACTATCTAGAATAAACAAATCTAAATTTTGGGGATATAATAGAGCTGATTTTTACATTCAATTAGCTGAGGAATTGCTCAAAATACATGATAAAGCCGTAAAGCAGGATAAAAAAATTGCCATTCGTTTGAATGGTACCTCAGACATCGACCATTTAGACCTATTGCGTAGATATTCCGGTATTGATTTTTTAGAAACATTCTACGATAATTTACTTTTTTATGACTATACAAAGAATTTTAATCATATTAGAAAGTACATTGGATCAACTTACAAAATCACTTTTTCAAGATCTGAAACAAACGAAAATGACGCCTATTTAACCCTAAAAAATGGCGGGAACGTTGCAATAGTTTTTGCCGATGAACTACCCCAATTTTGGAACGGTTACCCCGTAATTAATGGGGACGAAACGGATCTACGCTATTTTGACCCCGAAAATGTAGTAATTGGATTGAAGGCAAAAGGGGACGCAAAGAAGGATCAAAGCGGTTTTGTAGTTAGATAGTAAATAAAAAAGGGAACTTTAACCGGTTCCCTTTATCCTTTGCCTAAGTTGGTAGGTTTATAGGTTCAAACCCTACAAAGGAACAAACCAAAACAAAATAAAATGAACATTTACGGACTAAAAGAGTTAATTAACGCAATGGAGAAACAAAACAAACCAAACGATCGTTATATGCTCGAATTTTACAAAGATCTATATAACGAACAATTGCAGGAAATTGCGGACAAAGTAAAAAAGGAGCTTGAAATACAAAGTAAAAAAAGTTGGTTTGAACATTTAGCAAGATAAAGCTAATTTAAGCCAAAATAAGACCACTAAATTAAATTTTAATGATATGATAAGCAACTAAAAAGATATAGCCAAAATAAGCCTAAAAACAGGCGTTAAATTGATATTTATATCGATATCGGTATCGGTATGCAATTTCTAGGACAATTGCCCTTGCAACTGTTTTGTAGTTGCATATGCCAAAAACCTAGCAAAAAACCCCAAAAACCTTTGGCAAAAATCTTTGACAAAAACCCTACAAAAACCCCACAAAAATTTGGTGGGACAAAAACTTTTATATATTTTTAAACTTTCAAACAAACAAAACACTATGCAAAAAACTTCAATGACTTGGTCATTAACAAACCAAGCAAAAAACCCTGAAACAAACCAAACCATATATACATATATGGACACAGTTGGTAGGATCTTCAAATTTGAATCACATCCTACACAAGCTTTTACTTATTTATTCGTTGCAGTATCTGAAACTGTAACTAAAAAAGAGATGTCAAAAATCTTGGACGGTTACATTCAAAACGGAATTAAACAACACGATTTTGTTGGAGGATTCCAAGAAGCAATATCAAAAATCACAATTTAAAACTACAACTATGTTAAAGCAAATTTATTTAGAACTTATTAGAAGTGGTATAAATCCACTAGGATACGATCAACCCGATTATTTTGATGAGGTTGACGGATCTATCACATTGCCTAAAAATTGTCACATTCAAATCGGTGAATCTTATTTGATCCTTTGGCAGTCAGTTAAACAAGGCGAAAAAGTAGTATGTGAAGTTGAGTTGAATCAATTCGACAATACTAAAACTATTTTAACATTTATCAATAAAGTAAAAACCACATTAAACTAAACAAAATGAAAAACACAAACGAAACAAAAAAAGTAGTAATTAGTACAAGAGCGGTATATCATAAATATGCCGAAGTAACAATTGAAGTTCCTTCAAACATTCCAAACGAGGATGTTGACGAATGGATCGCAAACAATGATAATTTTAGTGAAGAACTTGATCAAAAACTTTCAGAAGCACAATTTGAATGTGGTTTTGGTTTAGACGGCAACATGGATGAAGCTGATCAAGAAAACGAAACAAGATTTGACGTTTATGATTCTAAAGGCAAAATCACTTGGGGAGGACATTGTTAATTATTTAAAAAAACTTATGGCAAAAATTTTAGTGGCTTGTGAAGAAAGCCAATCAATTACTAAAGAGCTTCGTGATTTAGGTCACGAGGCTTTTTCTTGTGACATTCTACCTTGTAGTGGAGGACATCCCGAATGGCATCTACAGGGCGATGTTTTTAACTATGTAAATCAAGGATGGGATCTTATGATCGCACATCCACCTTGTACATATTTATCCGTAAGCGGTGCAAGGCATCTATATAATAAGGATGGATCTAAAAATCTTGAACGATGGGAGAACCAAAAATTTGCTTTAGAGTTCGTCCAAAAACTTATGGATGCTCCGATCCCACGAATAGCAATAGAAAATCCTGTTGCGGTTATATCAACAAAAATCCGTAAGCCCGATCAAATCATTCAACCTTGGATGTTTGGTGACGAGGCAACCAAGACAACTTGTTTATGGCTCAAAAACCTCCCAAAGTTAGTTCCTACAAAGATTGTTGGTAAAGGAGAAAGAACTGTTTTTAAGAGTGGCAAATCACATCCTAAATGGTATGCTGATGCTTTAGCTACAGCAAAAACCCCTGCTGAACGTAGAACACTAGATCAAAAACTTTCCAGGGTATCGCCAGGGCAATGGCAGATCAATGGACTAAAAATCTTTTATGATTTTCTTAACAAAAAACCTGCTAAAAACTTTAAATATATACAAAAACTTCCTAATTTTACATCCAACATAAACAAAACAAAAAACTCATGAAACAATTAGTACAAACAGATTACGTTATTTATGACAATGCAAACGATAACCCATTACAAGATTCTTATGGTAGGGTTATATTATTTGGTGACAAAAAAGAGGCTTTAAATGACTGCTATGGCAATGAAACAGTAGTTTCTTGCACTGATTTACCAATGCATTGGAAACTAGAATTGTTAAATCAAATAAATTCATAGTACAATGCACGAGCTAATCACACTTACCTATCCGATGAAGTGCGGTATTACTGGCACAACCATCGACAAAGGCGAACAAGCCTATTACAATCATAAGACAAAAACTTGCATACATCCTTTAGAATATGAGAGGAATATGCAAGAGGTTAAGATTGGAGATCCAAAAACCTATTTTACAAGACTCCAAAAACTTAATAAGTAATGCCATTCTCAACTTGCTGTGGAGCTCATACCAACTATCCTGAAATAGATATTTGTCCTGAATGCTTAGAACATTGCGATTGGGAAGATGATGAAGAAGAAGAAACTATTATTAAACAATAAAACAAACAAACATGAAATTCGAATTTGTAGCAGAAACAGACCAATTACTTAATGACACAATCTTTTTTACTAAACAAGATGGTGTATTTATTAGCGGAACTATTAGTAGCAAGAGAGATGTAGCTTACGCTATATTCCAAAAACTTTCCGAAGGTTTACCACTTAGAACGATTGAAATATTAGAAACAAAAACCTATCAAAAACCCTCTCAGGAGGAATAAACCAACACAATGCTGAAACTAACCCTAGACCAAAAGAAAAAAGGTATCAAAGAAGAGTTTACCTATGTCAACAGTAACGGACGAATGTCAAAACAATACACCTACAAAGGAATGTATGTTACTTGGGATAACCAAATCCTACATGGCAAATGGTATTACTGGAGAGCCAGTTATTACGCTTCTTTAGATGCAGCAGTTCAAGGAATAGACAGACATATCAATCACTTTAAAAACACAAACAAATGCTAGAGATTACAGATTACAAAAGCCTATTTAAGTATGGCGACATGAAGATGATTATGGAGATTACGGGCTATAGTCGTTACGTTATTGAAACAAGACTAAAGAACAATGATTACGAGATGACTGAGTTAATCAAAACATTCTATGACAAAAAACTTGAATTACTTAAAAACCAAATATGGGAGCATCAGAAATAAGCTATTACGTTATGCCAGGACTAAAACACAGAGAAGTAAGATTTGACCAAGTTATTAAAACAGTATGTGAAGTCATGAAAATTGATAGATATAAGTTACTTACGCCAAACAGGAGTAAAAACTTAGTTTTTGGTAGGAATATGTGCTACTTTATTTTTAGACGTTATTTTTCTATGACACTAAAAGAGATAGCACAGGCATTCGACAGGGATCACACTACAGTTATTCATGGACTTGTAACATTTCAAAATGACATAGAATGTATCAAGTTTTATAAAACTCAGTTCTTAGATGTACAACAAACATTAGGCTTACACACAAACAACAAAAAACTAAATATTTTAACATCAAACTAAACATTATGCTATCATCATTCACAGAACTAAACGAAGCAGACAAAAAACTATTTGTCGCTAAAATCATCCACAACATTAACTACAGTCAATCAAGTTTTGATACTATGGCTGCTTTAGTAAAGATGTGGGATGAATACCCAAGAAGACAAGCAACTTTTTTTACACAATTTAACACATTAACAAATGGAACTGCAAACAACTAACACCCAAATTCAGAGCCCTAGTTACCAAATGGTCAACAAGGACTCGATGCTTTCTTTATCTAACGAGCTTAAACGCTTTGTAAAGGATGCACACTTAGTATCTAACATTAAAGGCAAGGACTATTGTAACGTAGAAGCCTGGCAGATGGCAGGAGCTTCACTAGGCTTATTTCCTATCATTACAAGCGTACAAGACTTATCTAGTGAAACAGAGGTTAAGTACATGGCTACTTGCGAGGTTAGATCGTACCAAGACAATAAGTTAGTATCAGTAGGTATCGCAATATGCTCTAACAAAGAAGGTAGCAAAAAGTTTTTTGATGAGTATGCTATCTTATCTATGGCACAAACAAGAGCAGTAGGTAAAGCATTCCGTAATCAGTTAGCTTGGTTGATGAAAGCTGCTGGATTTGAAGCGACACCTGCCGAGGAGATGGACTTCGTACATGATGAGCCAAAAAAACCCTCAAAGCCAGTACAAACTGTTGTAGCTGAAATCTTAGAGGAAGAGCCAACAAGAGAAGAAATCATGATGGAAATAGCACAATGTACTAAGGTTAAGCAGTTGACTGATGTTTACTATACTTATAAGCAGACATTTGATGCTGATGAAACATTGATGAAGGTATTAAAAATGAAAAAAGAAAACCTAAAATAAAATGAACCTAACATTATTACCAAAAGTAGAATTAAGTTCTATAGAACCGAACAAATTTGCTATTGAGCTTATCAAGACACAGATTGTAGACCACTTTACAGAAACAGGAGAATCTCCATTAGAACTGCTCGTTAAATCAGAGGCTGTTGTACAGCTTTTAGAGGGCATTAGAGCTGATTTAAAAGAGTTAGTATTAGATGAGCTTAGTAAGTATCCTGGTGGCAAGGCTGAGGTCTTAGGTAGCGAAATGGCTAAGTTTGAATCAGGAGTAAAGTACATCTATGACCAAGATTATACTTGGTTTAAAATGAATGAAGAGATTGAGTCATTAAAGTTTGCTCTTAAAGAAAGGGAAAAGATGCTTAGAACTCTACCTACGGCTATGGTTGATCCCGAATCAGGCGAGATGGTACACCCAGCACCTAGAATTAGTACAACAACCTTTAAGATTAGCTTAAAGAAATAAAAACTTATACCACCTCGAGATATTAACATTTTTAACCAAGATAGTAATTACGGGGACTTGGGGTGGTTTTTTAAACTACAAACATGAAACAAACGCTAATATTTATATACGAGTTGGTAAAGTTTATAGTAATATCAATACCATTAGCTATATTTTTATATGTAACATTAACTATTATAAGTAAATTCAAGAATATATGATGGAGATTGCAGGATTAGAGAACTCAGTACCAGTGCGTATGATTTATGTTGACGATAAAAGTGAAGTATTGTTTAAATCTTTAGCTCATGCAGCAAGGAATACAAGGATTACACAGGACTCAATAAAAAAATCACTTAGCCCATTACTTAAAAAAAGATTTATTCATAATGATAGAGAGGTAATATTCAGAATAAAAAAATAACAAACATGACACACGCATCATTATTTAGCGGTATAGGTGGATTTGACTTAGCCGCAGAATGGATGGGTTGGAATAACCTATTTCATTGCGAATGGAATCCATTCGGACAAAAAGTATTAAAACATCACTTTCCAAATTCAATTAGTTACAATGACATCACTAAAACAGACTTTACTATTCACTCAGGATCAGTTGACATCCTTACAGGCGGATTCCCTTGTCAACCATATTCAACCGCAGGAAAACGACTCGGAAAACAAGATGAAAGACATCTCTTTCCTGAAATGCTTAGGTGCATTAAAGAAGTCAAACCCAGATGGGTTGTTGGCGAAAATGTTCGTGGACTTGTTAGTTGGAATGAAGGGATGGTATTCAACGAGGTGTGCGATGATTTGGAAAGGGAAGGATATGAAGTCCAATCGTTTCTTATTCCAGCTGCAAGTGTCGGTGCACCGCACCAAAGATATAGAGTCTGGTTTGTGGCTTTCAACTCCAAGAGCCAACGAAATACCACGTTCGGAAAATTTTGTAAAGGGGAGAACTCCAAGCCCTTCGGAATATGCAGAAATAATGAACAAAAAAATACTTTTAACGCCAACGACGAGGGAAGAAGTTCAAGACTTAGAGAAGTTCAAAACAAGAATGGAGAAATATCCGAATGGAACAACAATGCCAAATCTAGCAACACAAATGTCAAACATAATTTTTCAAACTCCGAGAGCATCGGACAAGAATATGCATTGGAAAACGGAGAATTGGAAAGGGGACGATTTAGGCAGTCAAATCAACGAAATTTTTGGGACTCGTTCCCATCTAAGTCCCCTATTTGTGGAGGAGATGATGGGCTTCCCAGAGAATTGGACAACATTACCTTTTCAAAGTGGCGACAAGAATCAATCAAAGCATACGGTAACGCAATAGTTCCTCAGGTAGCACATCAGATTTTTAAGACCATAGAAGAATTTGAGAAATTAGTTTAGTATATTTGTCATGAGTGTCGGATACTCATTAAGAACTTATTGCCCTTGATATGAACCCCCAATCCGACTGGGGGGAACTTGATGGGGCACTTTTATTTTATGAATCATAATTGGTTTGCACCATTACCTGCATCAGTCTTATTAAGCAAGACCTTGACTGATAAGCAGAAATTGTTAATAGCTTTAATAGCTAATTTAATGAACGAAAGGGGTTATTGCTTTGCATCTAACAAGTATTTAGGGGAATGTTTGGATTGTTCTGAATCAACAATTAAGGATCACTTAAAGAAATTAGAAGAGGTTGGTATTTTAGGTAGGATTATAAAACTAAAACCTAATGGAGATTTTGATTTTAGGTCATTAGTTATCAACTTAGAGATACCACATATACCTCAGCCAGAAAAGACTACTACCCTAGCCGAAAAACTGGCTAACCCCCCAGCCAGAAAACTGGCACATAATAATATAGTTATTAATAGAAAAGAATTAATACCTAATATATCCTTTAATACATGGTGGGATTTGTATGATAAGAAGGTTGGTAGTAAAACTAAACTAGAATCTAAATGGAATAAACTTACTGACAATGAAAGAATATTAGCTATAAACCATACTAAAGAATACATAATAGCACAACCTGATAAACAATATAGAAAGAATCCTGATACATACTTTAATAACGAATCATTCTATGATGAGATAATAAAGCCTAAAGAATTTAAAGACCAAGTACCTACAAACAAAATAACTACACAAATCAAACTTAAATGATTGCTATAAACCTACCAAAAGCATTAGATATTGAATCTAACATTCTTGGTGCATTACTTTTAGACAAAAGGACTATACCATTAGTCATTGGTCATCTAAAAACTGATATATTTTATGATCTAAAGCACCAAAAAATCTTTAACGCTATTAAGGAAATGTATGATACCAATGTATCTATAGACATAACAACTGTAGCTCAAAAACTTTCACAAGATGAGGACATAATACGAGAAGGTGGTGCATTTTACCTGTCAAAGTTAACTGATAATGTAACTTCTAGCCATCATATAAACACCCATATTGAGATTGTTATTGAGATGTATAAGAAGCGTGAAGCCTATAAAGTACTTAAAATAGCAGAAAATAACTGCTTAAATAACGAAAGTCAAGCTATAGATTTACTTTCTGAGCTAAATAGTCAACTTATAGGTTTACTTGAATATGGTAATTTATACGAAAAAAGCATAACTGACGTAGTTATGGCTATTAACTTTGCTAGGGATTTAGCAAATAATGGAGAACTTTTAGGATTTAATACTGGTTTTGATGAACTAAACAAGACTATAGCAGGTTGGTGTAAACCTGACCTATGTATCATAGCTGGTAGACCTGGTTGTGGTAAGACTGCAATGATGCTTTCTAGTGTTTATCACCTAGCTATCCTAAATAACGTCCCTACGGCTATTTTTAGCCTCGAAATGAGCTCCGAACAGCTTGTTGAAAGGTTAGAGTCAATAACGAGTCAAGTGCCCTTAAAACGCCTTAGAACGAATAATCTGAATGATTACGAAAGGAAGGTACTTTTAAAGACAGATGACAAGATAATAACAGCACCCATCTACATAGAGGATACTGGAGGAATCAGTATCTCACAACTCAGAGCTAAGGCTACTATTCTAAAGCAGAAGTATGGTATTAAGGTTATATTCCTAGACTATCTACAGCTTATGAGTGGACAAGGCAAAGCAAACCAAAACAGAGAGCAGGAGGTCAGTAATATAAGCCGAAGCCTTAAAGCCTTAGCAAAAGAGTTGGAACTGCCTATTATTGCCTTATCGCAGTTAAGTCGCAGAGTTGAAGAAAGGGCTGATAAGCTACCAATGTTATCCGATCTTAGAGAATCAGGTTCTATCGAACAAGACGCTGACATTGTGATTATGCTTATGCGACCATCTTACTACGAAATGAAAGAACCTGTAGAAATAGGTGGCAAGGAATACAATCCTGATGACTTAGTTATCGTTAAGGTAGAGAAGAACAGACATGGCAAATGCTGCAATATGGCAGTAAGATTTATTGGAGAAACAACCACATTTGAAGACTATAAATTATAACACATGAAATTACTTAACCAAAAATATCCTCAAGTGGAATACAAAGAAGGTGAAGACCTTAACATCGAGAACATGAAAGAAAGAATTATTACAAGAGCATGGTATGATACTGCTAGATTTCATGACATAAATGATATAGCAGTTGGTATTGGTATAGGCACTAAAACATTATACTTCTATGCCAAAAAACTAAAACTACCTAGAAGAAGTGGACTTAAATAGAAACTATAAGAATACTCGTAAGTTCGACATAGAACAAGCTAAAGCTGCTGACGGCACTTACCAGGCATTGTTATTGTTTGCTAGAAACACAAAGGTTATAGTTATCCAACAGCCAAAAGCATTGAAGCAAAAATTCATGTGGCTAGAATATGAGAATAATGGTAAGCCTAGTGGTATAGCAGATACAAGAGTAGAGTTCTTTGCTATAAACTTTGACCTTAAAGATAGAATCTACTTTATTAGGGCTGAAATGCTTAGAATTAAGGCAAGAAGGCATTTTAAATGGGGTAAAACAAAGATTGTTGAAGGCATTAGATATGTAAAAGTACCTACTGTGGAGATGATACGTTTCGATTAATTAGCTTAATTTCGTTGATATGACATACAAAACAGCAAGTGACTTAACCAAAATGATGCTAGAATATTTAGATAGTTTAGGTTATGAGGTATGGAGGAATAATAACCTAGCAGTCAAAGGAAGGTCTTTCATTGGTAAGAAAGGTTTACCTGACATCATAGGTTACCATAAAAACTATGGTCAGTTCATTGCTTGTGAGATTAAAGCTATTGCTGATAGACTAAGCGTATCACAAATAGAGTTCTTAACGCACTTAGGAATGTGCGGTGGAACATCAGTAGTATGTCAACAAGTATCAGACGGAACAATTAATTTAACAATATTTACAGACAATGGCGAAAGCAAAATCAGCACTTGGGACGAGTACAAAGGTGAGTTTCGGGAGCAAGAAGACAGGTAGGGCAAAGAAATCTTATAACAAACATAGTCCAAGACCAAAAAAATATTTAGGTCAAGGACGCTAAACAACAATTATGGAAAATTTAGAGTTAGAAAACAAGGCAGAAAACGTAACTAAGACTACAAAGAAAGAAGTCAAAGTAACAGTAGTACCTAAGGAAAGCAAGTTTGTAACTGCTGAAACTATTAAGTTAGTAGAAGACATCTTAAACGATGGTACAGTAGACATCAAATGGAGAGCACAACTTAAGGAACAAGTAAGAAAATACAAAGGGCATGGAGAATAACTATGAATACGATTCAGTTGTTCAAAATGTTATTAATCGTCTAAAAGATAGAGCAAGGATTGGTTTTCAGAAGTACGGAACTGACCTTGATAGAAATGACCTAATAACAGAACAATGGATTGAACACGCTATAGAAGAAGCATTAGACTTTAGTCTATATCTTACTAAGTTAAAAGAGCAACTAAAAAAGAGTTTATAAACCAAAACAAAAATAACATGGCAACACAAAAAGAAAACTTCTTAGGAAGATGTTTTACACTTAGATCAGCTTACGGATCATTCAGAAAAGTATCATTTGGTCCAGAGGACTTAAAGAAACTAAATGAGTTCGCAGCATCAAACAAAGGATGGTGTTCTATCCTTATCAAAGACAAAAAGAACGCAGGACCTGAACAAAGTGATTTCTATTGTGAAATGGATACATTTAAAGCAGGTGATTATAAAGCACCTAATAAATCTTTACCCTTTTAATTATGAACCCGAAAATTTACAAAGAAATAATCATCAACCTATCACTTTTATTAGTAGGTTTGTATCTACCGTTTGCATTTATTATTAATAAGTATAATCCTATGGGATGGGAATGGTATGAAAGATGTTTATACGTTATAGCAGTTGTATCAACAATAGGATATGGTGCTAATGTATATAACAAAAAGTAGTATGTTTTGTTTGTAGTTTAATAGCAAGTTTAACCCTCCATATTCTTATGGGGGGTTTTATGTATTAATGTGACTTATATGGGACAAACATGAGTCAAAAAGTCCTTTTTATGACACATTAAATAAAGTAAAATAAGAATATCTATATGTTACTTTAAAGCAGATTATTATAATTTAGGTACAACAAGAGTTTATAATTTTGGTAATGGTAGTAGTTTTACTACCTTTTATGATTGATAAATGAACTTTATATGATTGATAAAAAACCCCCAGATTTTACCTGAGGGTTAACCAAAACATACACACAATCACACACCACACATGAGAGCTATTTTAATTATGACTATTTCTAGTGTCATAAAACTTTGTCAATACTGATCCGTATAGGATTCCTTGATACCTAGCAATAAAGCTATCTACTGATTCATTCACATAGAAGTAATCTTCATTAGCCATATATACAAAACACCTATCTCTATCTTCTTCATCAGCCGTTACACTCGCCACCTGATAGATGTTGATATAAGCATCTGATTCCTCAGAATTATCCTGGAACTCGTAGCTTTCATCTTCCTCTTCGGTCAGTTGTATGATGTGCATTAACATTTGCGATACTATTTTTTAATACTGTAAGTCTTAATTCCCTAACAATCAATTCTAGCTTTGCCTCCAAGTGAGTTTTTTCTTTCATTAATTGGTTAATCTTAACGTCTACTTCTCTGTTCATACAAATTTACGATTTAAATAATACTGAAATAAAAAGTGCATACCGCATTGACTACCAATGTAATACACACTTTCTTTATATTTACTAAACTATAGTTACTTCTTAGGTAACCTGATAATCTTACTGCCTAATGGCATTGGAACAAATATAGCAACTCTTCCACCATCTAAAACCACTCCACAGCCTAATGTTGGTCTTTTGGGGAAAGGTCGTGAATATTCCATAGCATAGGCATCAATATCTATGCCGCATCCTACGTTCATACCGAATATCATATCCTTGTCACTAGAAGAGTACAAAACCCCTCCAAAGGAGTGAATATGACCTATAACGGTTGATTGACGAGCATCTCTTGCTCTATTGATTGCACCTGCTTGTCCTGATGATCCTGTACCATGAGTGTACAGAACACTGTCTATTTCCCATTCTAAAGCCCATTTCCAGCCTCTAGGAGCATCCCAAGCTTGTTCATAGGATTTAATAAATCTGTTCGGTAATCCATGCTCTTGTGCCTTACGTTTATGTAATGCAGAATGATTCCCTATGCAAACCTTTACATTAGGAAATCTTTTATACCAAATATTAAGGTCCTTTTGTGCTAATTCGGATTCTTTAGATGGCGAATGACCATCTGGATTGTGAGAGTGAAATGAAATAGCATGATTATCTACTTCATCCC